ATAGTTTATCAACAAGAGGGAGAAATAATTCGTCCCACACTACCAAACAACAGACCTTTAAATTATATTCCATTTATTTTTGTAGGGTCTGAGACAGCAACACCCACACCAGACTTACCTCCACTTTATGACTTAGCCCAACTAAATATAGCACATTATAGGCAATCAGCAGATTATGAACAGGCTAGTTTTATGTTGGGGCAACCAACATCTTGGATATCAGGGTGCGATGCTCAATTCATTGAAGCTAACCAAGGAAACCTAGTCATAGGTAGTGGTGCCACATGGTTACTACCAGAGGGTGCCTTAGTCGGGATGTTAGAATCTAGTAGCGATAAAACACTAATAGAAAGGGGTATGGAGGCTAAGAAGTCTGAGATGATAGGTCTTGGGGCAAGAATAGTCCAAGACAATTCAACCAGGGGCTCCGAAAGCACAGAGAGTGTACAACTAAGACGCTCTGGTGAGGCATCACAGCTAGCATGTATAGCTGATAATGTGTCCTCAGCAATGGTACAAGCATTCAAGTGGGTAGCTGCTTGGATGGGGGAGCCACAAGATGGAATACAGTATAAATTAAATAAAGACTTCTTCGCGGGAAGGATGTCTCCACAAGAACAACTATCTTTAGTCCAGTCTTGGCAGAGTGGAGCAATTAGCCATGAAGTATTACTTAATAACTTCAGGGGAGGAGAGATTATTTCTGAATTGACCACCAATGAGGATGTCTTATCACAGATTGATGATGAAGGTCCACCACTTGGGGAAATGGATAGTGAAGATGAAGGTGAGTTGCCTGAAGAGGAATAAATAATATGCCTCAGACAATAATTGACAAGACAATACTAGAGGCCATGGACCTAGAAAGGTTTAAAGCTTCTAATGTGAGAAGTGTCATGGTAGTTTTAAATAAACTAAGTAAGGATATCTATAGTACCATAATAGGTATAGATACTAACAACCCAAAAGATATTAACACAAGTATTAGAAAAATCAACACTAAGATTGACAATACCTTCAAAAAAGTAGAGAGAATGTTGTCGAGGGAGCATAAAAAACTTGTCAAACATATTGTCTCACAAGAAGATAAATCTCTAGATGGAAGTTTGGGAAATAAGGGAGTTGACACTGCAGTAGCAACTGTTCTGTCCTCTTTTGTTTTAGGAGAAAAGTTAAACAAACATTTAACCAAGATCTCAAGAAACACTAAATCATCCATATCATCTGCAATACGTAACGGAGTAGTTAATAATGAAAATATATCAGTCATATCACAGAAAGTACGTGGCACTCGTTCTCGCAGATTTCGTGATGGCTTATTCAATAGAACTCTTACCGATATGGATGCAACTATTAGAACAGCTATACAAACTTACGTAAATAGGGGCAAACAGTTTGTATGGAAGTTGAATGGTGTTGAGAGATATATTTGGATATCTACATTGGACAGCAGCACTACTTCCATATGCTGGAGAAGAAGTAACAAAATCTTTAATGTCGGAAGTGGGCCTATACCACCAGCACACTATAGATGCCGTTCTTCAATTGCACCATATACAAAAGGAATGAGAGTACCTAAGAGTTTTGGGGAATGGTTGAGAACCCAACCTAGGGGTGTTGTAAATGAAGTACTAGGAAAGAAAAAGGCAGGCATGTTTCTTAATGGAAATATGTCTATCAATAAGTTCACTACTCCAAAGGGAAGAGAACTTACTTTAGAAGAGCTACGAAGACGGGCTCAATAACTTAACCCTCGCAGAGCGGGGACAATCCAGAGGATTAAAAAATGTCATCAGAAGAAAAGAAACCAGAAGAGAACAAATCACAAATAAACTTTGAAGATGAGTCAGTCAAAAAAGCTATAAGTGAGGCTGCAGCTAAGTTAGCTGAAGAGCAAATAAACTCAGCCACAACAGGCCTTGTAAATAAGAATAAAGAATTGATTGGGGAAAAGAAGGCAGTAAAAGAGAAGTTGGAGGAGCTAGACTCACAGCTAAAGTCATTAAACGAGCGGTATGACTTTGAGGAGTTAGATGCACTTAAAGCCAAGAGTGAAGAAGATAGGATTAAAGCTTTGTCAGCAGAGGAGAAGTACCAAGAAACTATAGAGAATATGTCTAGCAGTTTCACTACAGAGAAAAATGAGTTACTGCTCAAGCATGAAGAATTTGTATCTAAACTATCCGCTGAGAGGGATGACCTGGAGTCGAAGTTTTTTAAGAATTTAAAGGGGAATACTGTAAAAGACGCAATGTCAGAGCATGGCGGAAAACCACATTTGTTAGAGAATCTAATAAGTGGCGACACAAAAGTTCAAAAAGATGATAGTGGGAACTACAGCCTTGTAGTAACAGATAGTAATGGGCAAGTTAGAGTGAATTCAGATGGAACACCTCTTACAGTGTCTCAAAGAGTATCTGAACTGAAGGCTGACGAGAAGTATGGCGCTTGTTTTAATGGGAGCGGTGCAGGTGGAGGTGGAGCTGGAGGAAGTGACCAGCAGCAGGCACCTAAACCTAAAGTAGAATATATAAAAAGTAAAATGTCTGCAAGAGAAAAAGCAGCCCTTATAAAAGAGATAGGGGCTAAGGAATTTGATAAGATTCCTTATAGGTAACTAAAAATCTCCTAGAAGCCAGAGGTCAATAGGGGGGCAAAATAAACCAGAGGTTTATAAAAAATATATTGGGCGTTTTGCCCTCAAAAACAAATTAACTAAAACCTTAATATGGAGAAATATAATGGGTATAGGAACAGCGAGTGATTTTGTTGTATATCAAGAAGAATTCAACTCTGGTAAAACAGAAGTAATGCAACAGGCAGTAAATGTGTTTAATGAAGATAGTGCAGGCACTATCCTATTAGGAAAAGAGAACCATATTGGTGACTACTCAAGTGAAGCATTCTTCCAGGATGTTGTATCTGTAGATAGACGAGACACAACTTCAACATCAGCTAAGACAGCGACTGCGTTGACTCAAACTGAAGATGTAAAAGTTAAATTAAACAGGTCTATTTTAGTGGAACAAACAGTAGATGCCTTTAAGAAAATTGGGCGTGACCCAAGAGAGATGTCTTTCCTAGTTGGTCAACAAGCACAAGCAAGGGAGTTGCAAGACTACCTAAATACAGCTGTTGTGGCGGCTGACAATGCTATTGGTCAAGACCTTTCAGTAGACCTTTCTTCAGGAACAATGAACCACGATGCCTTATCACAAGGTATTGCACTATTTGGTGACAAAGGCACCAGAGTTAAGGCTTTTGTTATGCACTCTAAGGTGTACTACGATTTAGTTGGTCAGTCTATTGCTGATAAAATCACTAATGTAGCTGACTTAGTTATTCACAGTGGTGTCCCAGCTACACTAGGACGTCCAGTAATCTTATCTGATGTGAGTGGACTGATTGACTCAGGTTCTCCTGACAAGTACCATACTCTAGCACTAACATCTAATGCGATTACAATTGAAGAGAGTGAAGATTCTGAATTCTTGTCTGAGCGTGTAGGTGGTTTAGATAACTTAGTGTTAAGATTACAAACAGAATCTGCGTGGACTTTGGGTGTTAAAGGTTATGCATGGGATATTGCTAATGGTGGAAGAAATCCAACTTCTGCAACACTAAACACAGCAACTAATTGGGACAAAGTAGCTTCGGATGACAAGTCTTTAGCTGGGTCTCAGATCATAACTTTATAATTTATGGGGCCTAGTGCCCCTAATTTTCAATATTCAGGAGAAAATAATATGGCAGAACCAAAAGTAGGGGCCTATCCAGATCTAGTAGTAGGTCGTGGAGGCAACACAATGTCGGTAAGTCAGGTAACAATTGGAGCTACGTCAGCAACATTACTTGCTGCTAACCCAAAACGTGTTAAAGTGATCATCAAGAACACACACGCTACCAACACATTAGATATTAGCGGAGCAACCCCAGCTGTAGATGATGCTGAATGGCAAGTGGCCCCAGCGAGTGCAGACAAGTTAGAGCTTGAATACACTGGAGCTATTTATGCTATCTCAGACAACGCAGGTACAGTTGTTGAATTGATAGAGATTTCACAAGAATAATACTATTGGCCTTAAATAACTTTAGGGCCATTTTAACACCCACTGCGGTGAATTACTTTAAACTAAAAATATAGGTGTATTATGAAAAAATTAATTTTAAAAGTATTAGCTGTTGCAGCTATTGTAGCACTTCCAGCAAGCGCGGAATTTTTCCCAACAGGCACGGATAATATGTGTCCAGGCGGTCATTCAAAGGTTCTAGTACAGA